TATAGATTATAGTGTCCCATAGTCTAACTTGAAACATCGGGTCAACAAAATTTACTTTGGCATCAAATGCCATAGTGATAACAAGTTCAATGAGACGAAGTTTATCCTCCATCCTGTCAACCAGTTCCACGTCAACAATGTTGTAGTCTACGAACTTCTTCCAGTCACCATCATAGAACTCTTTGAAGGTGTTGAACTCTGAGTGATCCAACTTCTTCTGTCCCAGTTCTACTTCTGCAATAAAGTCCAACCTATAACTTTCTCTATTTACATAGGTGAACTTCTTATAGAGTTCCATAAAGTCAAGTGTTGTAACACCTGCAATATCAAAGATATTGTGAGGTCTTCCATTGATATACAGTTCACTATGTTTGACGATATTCCAAGGTGAGAACCTTCTCATCTCCTTGGTTCCCATGATACGATCAACCCTACCACATAGGTATGGAATATCATACAACCTACAGTTCCAACCAGTGATAACTTCTGGAGTATTCAATTGCCACCAATCAAGGAACGCTCTCAACATATCCACTTCTTCTTCGTAGTGGTAATATGTCACATTATCCTGTGAGGGGGTATATGGTTTCCGTCCCCAAGTCTTGATCTGTTTGGTATTGTAATCCTGAATCGAGATAGTCAACATCTCCTCAGCACAAGAATCGGGTGAAGGGAACCCAGATTCCGACTTCACCTCAATATCAATCGTGACCAGTTGGATCTTTGACATATCCCACTTGATCTCATCCTGAGGATACTTTTCAGAGATATATTGATACAGGTATCTGTCGTTGCCATAGATCTGGAAACCATCAACACCATCATACTTCTGAAAGAAGTCGCGACACTCCCGAACTGAACCGGGTTGAATAGGTTCTACATTCTCACCTTCAAGTGTCTTCCATACCGATTCACGGTTGGACTTCACATAAAGAGTGGGACGGAAGTTCTCTTTATACTGAACACTCTTACCATTCTCATGTCCACGAACCAGGAAATCATTACCAATGACCTGAACAGATGTGTAGAAATTCATTCCTTGACCAGGTCAACATACTTATCCAACAGTGTACCACTGGGTTCGACAATAGTCAAGATCTTATCCGAGTGAATGCGGAAGATATTCTGGTTTGACAGATTGACCAGCCAGGGTGACAGGGTTCCGTCATCCGCAACCACGAAGGGTTCGGTCAGTTCACAGTCTGGTTCTCCAATATCTCCACCTACCTCATCAATCTGTGTCAACAGAATCAGGTTCTGAAGAATCAGAAGTTTCACGTTGTCTTTGTTCATAATTTTGGATGTTAGTTGTGTACATATCTAGGAGATCATCGATAGGTTCCATGATACTCACCACCCAATCTGCTACCACAGGAATCTTCTGATCCTTTGCAAGTGGTGCCCAAGGTGTGATACGAAGTTTGAATGGTGATCTAGAACGATCCTGTGCAGGTTCATTACCTGTAAGTTTGACAGAACAAGGATAGTTGAAGAAGTATCCAACTACCTTCTCTCCGACAACCATCTCTTCCAGGTCTGCAATAACGTCTTCACCTGATTTGAGTAATACTACTTTTACAGTCACAGTTCAGCCAACCTCACTTTGTTTGCAGCAACGGTTGCACGATATACAGCGATGGCTTGAATCACTTCCGGTGATTCTTCCCAACTCCATTCTTCGGTACGACCTTTCTTATCGGTCTTTTCCCATCTACGAATTGACATGTTGAAATACTATCTTCCTTTATTATAGTGCAAAAAAAGGGGAGGGACAACCTGATTGCTGACCAGGTGCCCTCCGCGGCGACGATATGAATTATTTAGAATCGCCACCACCCAGGAGATACCTCCTCTTACGGCTCTCTGGGATTACACGATCCAGTTTAACAACCAAGAGACCATTCTCAAAGGTCACATCTGAGACCTCAGTGTCCTCAGAGATGGACCATGAACGGGTGAAGTTTCGTTGGGCCAACCCACGATGGACATACTCACGGCCGTCTGTACCCTCTCTGGAACCCTCTACCACCAGGTTCCCCTTCTCGGTGTAGACTTTAACCTCATCCTCCTTAAACCCTGCCAGGGCTAGTTCCAGGTAGGAATGGTCATCATCAATTTTGACAACATTGTATGGAGGATAGTTTTGTGCTTCATGGGTGAACAGATGATCGAAATAGTTATCCATTCCAATCGTGTTTCGTTGCAAACGATCCATCAGTTGGTTGATGTTTGCAGAATTGTAGCGAGCTAGTGTGGACATTGTACTCTCCTTAGACGAGTATGTGAACTGTGGATCCTTTCGGCCTCCACATACTAATTATAATAGATCGCATGAAAAAGAGGGTGTGGAGACCACGACCCTCTTTGTAGTAGTATCCTCAGTCATCGTGATCGTCAAAGGGATCTGATAGATTCTTGTTCTGAGGACCAAAGGCCAACCAGACACCATAGATGGTCAATCCCAGTAATGATAGAGCAATCGAAGTAATCATGAGACGGTTTCTGTCTGGTTTTTCTTACTACCGATATTATACTTCTGTTCAAGAATCCATTCTTTCTTCTCCTTGTAGGGAAGAACTTTGATTTGGTTTAGTGGTGCAATATCAATGATTGAATCTTCTGCACAGACATCAATTAGGCCCCAGTCAGAGAGAAGTTTGGTGATACGATTTCTTCTCTGAACATCGTTGATTGTCAGGTTTGCGTACTTACCATCAAGAGCAAACAACTCTTTGAAGTGCACAATATAGTACTTACCCTGTTTGTGCAGGATATGACAAGACTGATACAACTTCTTCTCCTTACGAGAAGCTACACCAATACGGGTGAGGGTTTCGCGGACTTTCAGGAAATCATCAGGTTCATTCAATCTAACCTCAATCATCTTTTCCTGAGACCACTGGACCTGTGGCTCACTACTTTGATTCATTTTTTACTCCCACCAGTTTCAAGTCGTTGTTTAATGTATGTAATTTGATCAGGAGTCAGAATCTTCATAACTTGAGATGCCTTCTCGTTACTATAACCATAGTAACGCTTCACATAATCAAGGTCGGATACTTTGTCCTTCCGAATCCAAGGAGAGAATCTCTTCCTTTTTCTCAATATATTTAGATAAAAATTATATTGAAGGTCCTTATCAAGGAAGTGATACTTGTTCATCTCCTGAGCAAACATAACTGCGTCCATGTGCCCAGACATACAACGATTGATGATATAAGGAGGATACTCACTTATAGAATGAGGATTATCATCTAAAAGATTCTCCTTAGTAAAATTTAGAGAATTCAACCAGTCTTTGAGTTCCATAATCATCTAATAATAACTTCACCACCATGGCCATAATAGTGTCTACGTCCATCTTGTCCATAACGGTGGCCATGGCTATGACCGTTATGTCCATCATGATTGTGATAATGGCAGTGACTATAACCACGGCCATAATGATTATGACAGTGACTGTGGCCACGATGATAGTGGCGATATCTATGAGGACGATATCTATGGGAACGATGAGTATAGTGTGTGTGATGACTATCAAACGGTTCCCAAAACTCTCTCCAAGTAATTGCATTAGCTGGAGATGATAGAAGTAATACTCCAGTTACCGCTAGAAGAAGTTTCTTCATTGAACTGCTGCTCTAATGTAATGTTTGTAAGGTTTCTGATCTGCCATCTTACCATTTTCATATGTAGATGAGTCACCATAGTCCTTATGGTCCTTATAACCAATCTGTGCTCCCTTGGTTCTTTGGAGTGATGCGTTGAATACTACAAAGAAGAATACACCAGGAGCTCCAATAATCAAGGCTCCACCGAACAGATAACCAACCAGAAACTCAGCAACAGTATGATTACCGAGAGCTTCAAGTTGTGTGCTGATAAGAAAATCAATCATCAATAACCTCAACTAAATCACGAACTTGATTGGCCATGGAATGATATCCAGTGCCGATATACAATTGTCCAGCCACTACTGCAACTGTTGCCAAACCCCAGAAGTAATAATAAGTTCTGGATTTCTTTTGTCTAGGTTTCATTTGAATTCACACTCTACCATAATTTCAGTTAAACATGCCAAGAAGTTTATTTCTTGGTCTGCGACGAATCCACTCTGATACTGGTATTTCGCAATAATAAGTACAGCGGCAGCGATACCAGGACCATCAAGATGGGAGTAGATTGCATCGTAAACAGAACGAAGCAATACAGTGGGATCGTTATCAAGATTGTCAACAACCCACTTACGGACAGCCGGAAAGTCTTTTTCTTTGAGTCTCTTGAAGAGGTCATTAGTTTTTACATCCGAAAAACTTGCGAGGATTCCTGAGTCGATTTTGCCACCAACAGAGTACCGTTGAATTTCGTTGAGTACTCGACGCCAGTCTGGGAAATGTTTGTTGATGAGTTCCGCAAGAACCTTTGCGTCGTATCCAACAGCTTCTTGATCCAAGATTTGTTGGAGTCTCTTGAAGAACTTACCTGCGAGTTCAACACGATCCTTTCCTTTGATGGAGAAGTCGATGACAGCACACCTTGAATGGAGGGGAGCGACGATCTTATTTTTGTAGTTGCAGGTGAAGATGAATCTGCAGTTTCCAACAAACTCCTCAGTAAAAGCCCGTAGGGCGAGTTGTACATCTGGGGTCGTGTTATCTGCCTCATCAATGATGATGACTTTGTGTTTAGCAGTTGACGAAAGCGATACGGTCGAAGCGAAATTCTTCGCATTGTTTCTGACCGTATCAAGAAAGCGTCCCTCATCGGATCCATTGATGACATAAACATCTACTCCTAGTTCGTTACACAAAGCCTTTGCTACTGTAGTCTTTCCACACCCTGGAGGACCAGACAATAGAAGGTTAGGAACCTCTCCTTTATCTAGGAAGTCAAGGAAGGTTTTCTTAATATTTGTTGGTAAAATACAATCTTCAATGGTCTGAGGTCGATACTTCTCAACCCAGACAAATTCATTACGACTCATTAATTAGATCCAATCAGGTTTACGATCAGGGATACGAAGGTAATTATCCTTCACCCAAGGCTTAGATGCAATATACATCTTATACTTGTCAAAGATGGAAATTGAAGTATCCAACTTGAACTCGTCAGGACCAGCAAAGACAAAGGGTGTCGGACCTTTACCAGACCGTCCTGTAGGGTCTCCTGTAGGTAGTATAACACGGGCTTCGTCCAGTGTCTTGCGACAGGTGTGATCCTTGCCAAACCGGAGCTTGTACTCGTCACACATTGCAAGACCGTGGGTGAGGAGCCACCGCCAGTTCATCACAAAGGAGTTTGCCCAGATAGTACAAGGGTGATTACGGAAGGCACCCTTCTCCGTCTTGTATGGTTCACCATCTTGACGATGAAGTTGACCGAACCCGTGTCCCCATTTGTCAGAGCATACGATGGATAACATCTGACATGTCTCAAGTGGCATCTTGACAATGTGTTTGTCAGGAAGAACTTGAGCCGAAACAATAGGACTGGGATCAGTAACAAAGATATTCATTCAAGTGGCCTGAAGAAGGAACGATATGTAGAGTCAGTGGATTTCAACTGCTTCTTCATATATTCTACACCAGCATCAACCAGATCACCATCCCCACATGTGAAAATGTCACATACCGCCATTCCCTTTTCAGGCCATGTGTGAATACTTATGTGACTCTCAGAGATCATAGCGAAACCTGTCACACCCTGTGGTTCAAATTTATGAACATTCAGGTCTAACAGGTTAGCTTGTACTTCTTTGACTGTGTAGTAAAGAACTTTACGAATCAGTTCTTGATCGTCCAATACGTCGAAAGGGCAACCCTTCAGTGTAAAGAGGACGTGTTTCATCCGAAAGTAGAATCAGGTTCAAGTGCGATGTAGTATACAACATCGATAGTCTGATGAGTAAACTTAGACAGGAGTTTAGAAGATACAGTCACGTCATAGTTACCAGGGACGATCTTCAGGTTCTCTTCTTTGAAGTTGAACACGAACTCATCATCAGTCTCACCAACAACAATCTCAAAGTCATTTGAGGTGTCATTCTTCTTGTCTCGTGCAACCAGTTTGACCACACCAGATTCACCCATCACAGATACATCGGGAACCTGATAGATTGATGCTGCCTTCTTGAGTTGTTGAAGATCTTCTGCCTTCAGTACAAAGGTCACATCCTCAGAGGGAAGAGTGATCTCTTTCTCAGGTGGTGCAACAATGACAGAGGGATCTGCGAAGAAGAATTTAGAACGACGCTTACCCTCACGGATAACAACGAATTCATCATTCTTGAAGTCCAACTCAGGACTTTGGTGAAGACTAAGACCATTCAGAAATTGGTTCAAGTCATAGATACCAAAGTCTTTGGGGAACTCTTCTCCTACGTTGGCCTCAACCAAAATGTTCTTCATCACTGAGATTGTGCGAAGCTTAGTACCCTCTTTGAACAGGATAGATTGATTGATGGAACTGAAGTTCTTGAGGAGATTAACAGTTGATTCAGAAAGTTTCATATTCACTGAGGATAGGTTTCTCTTTTTGCGTTTTTGTCGTTGAAGTGTAACAGAAGAACAGCGTAATGCAGAATCTTCAAAATGTCACGGCGGGCTGTACCCTTCTTATCATACCGTGATGCGTACTTTAGAATGTTTGATCTACAGAATGATTCACCATCTCCACAAGCCTCGATAAGATCCAATGTCTGTACCTTATCAGTTCCGGCGGAGTAATGTTGATTATATGTGCCAGTAATATAATCGGATAGTTCTTTCAGGATGGTCTCCTCATTATACTTCCATCTAGGACGTTTGGTAGGAAAGTCAGGGATACTAAGACTGATATGGTCTTCACCCTGACCACCAGGGACACCAGAACTCGTGTATACAGGTGTTTCAAAAGAGAGTGTGTCCTTACCTGCCCCACCTAAGAAGGTGAGAGGGACAGTGTCTGCTGCACCGATAGGATTACCTACCAATTCAATGCCATCATCATACCAGAATTCATTATAGTCTTTTGATGAGGCGTCACTGATGTTGCTCATAATTTTCTTGTCAAATAAGGGACCATACATTCATAGTTCAGTATATCAGAATGGGACAGAATCTTCAACATACATTTTGTCCTCAGCCTCATCAAGTGTGAACTCAACATCAACCTTGTCATACAGTTCAATGAAGGACTGTTTTGTTTCGTCATCGAAACGATTCAGACAGACTTGAATGGCCTTGGTCTTGTCATCGAAGATTTTATACGCCTGAACGATGTGAACCAAACGACGGGTACTGATAACCTCTTCGATACCACCGTCATTGAAAGTCTTACGGATGATATCTGCCCAGTCAGCCAGGTGCTTACAGAACTTCTCATCCTCACACAGAAGACTGAGGATCTTAGTCTCAGTAGTAGGTGTGGGATACTCCTGTTCAAAGGTGATAGGGAACCTCTCAAGGAAGGCTTCATTCAGAACATTAGTGCCAATGAAGCGTCCATCCTCTGAACCCTTACCCTTAGTGTTGGCTGTGGCCACCACATTGAAACCATTTTTAGGTTGAATAAACTTACCGATTTTCTTGAGGAAGATACCTTTACCTTCAAGAATAGATTGAAGACATAGGATCTTGTTAGATGCCAGGTCAATCTCGTCTAGAAGAAGTACTGCTCCGCGTTGAA